TACGAATTCGGTCTGATTTACTCTGCCGAATGATATGCGTCTATTGGCCTGATTAGGCCCGTAAATCATCGTCGCCCAATCGCCACTGGTGCCGTTAGTATTCCAGAGCATCATTCCGTAGGACGTAGAGCCGCTGTCGTATACGCTTACGCGATGGCGTGCAGTATCAGTAGCATCATTCGTTAACTTAAGAATGTCGGCCTGTACGACGGCTGTGCTGACAAGGTTTCCCGTCATCGTCCCACCCGCCAAAGGAAGGTGTCCCACTTGGCTGTAGGTGTAGGCAGTGTTGGCATTCGTTGAGCTACCGCCCGACCATGTGACTGTGCCTGTGGCTGAAAAGTTTCCGTTAGTGTTAAAGATATAGCGCGAGGTAAAACCGCCACTTTCATACCAAAAAAACTCTAAGCGGTTGTTGTTGCTATGCGGCCTTTTGCTGATATGCCACATTTTTCGGTCACTGTTATAAACCGAGCTAAGGTTGAGGTTTGCGTAGCTGTCGCCAGTATTGTGAGCGCCTAGCGTTGCCTGACCTGCGGCGGTTGATTCGGTATGTATACCGTAGTCACCACTTCCGTTGCCTCCGTTGCCTCCTATTTTCGTAACTAGAAGCTGAGTGCTTGCAATGCCGTGAGAAAAGTCAAACTCGTCGTTTGTCGCATCCCATAAAATAGTTGCGTCTGTGGACGAATTAACGGCGTCCTGTATCGTAATCCCCGCGCCATTAGCCGAGCCTGACGTGTCGCCCGTACCGTAGTTGAGGACGATGTTTTTGTCCTCTACGTTTAGCGTGGCAGTGTTCAGCGTTGTCGTGGTGCCCTGTACTGTAAGGTTGCCGCCCACGGTGACGTCCCCGGTAGTGGTTACCGAGGTAGGAGTGATAGCACCTAGTCCCAGGGTAAAGGCTGCAGCGCCTGACGACTGTAATGCCCCGCCGGTAATACCGTTGTTACCTGTGATCTGTACTGACGTAATGTCCGCAGCACCTACTGACTGAGCGGCGCCGCCGTCAATCGTAAAGCCGCCCCCGGTTGTGTTGTCGGTGATCTCAACGGTTCGAGACGCTGACGACGTTACCTTGTTAAGGGTGCTGTAGGAGGTGTCAGTCGTGCTAATGAATGCCTTGATGTAGCTTGTGCCGCTGGGAAAGCTGGCGACTGTTGATTCTAGGATCACAAAGCCTGATGTGTTTGGCGCACCCGCGTCGTTCTTTATGACCGTAGACGTTGCGTAGTACTCGCCGAGTTCGGGTTCATAGAATGTACTAGTTGATAGTGCGTATTGCGTCGATGTGGGTGTTACACCGTTAGCTACTTTTGTGTACGTCTGAGACGCGATCAGCGTGCCTTGTGTTGACGTAAATCCTGAGCTGCTGTGATAGCGCAGCATGATCGTAAAGTTGTCAGGTATCTGCGCTCGTGCATTTGTTTGTGCTGTTGTTTGGTTGTTGCTAGTTGCTGTACCAATAAAGTTAGCGTTTAGCTTGCCTCTAAATGTAACGTTAGAGGTCTGCTCAAAAGCGATTTCAATTTCACCACTATCTGAAGACAACGCTTCCGAGTACGTCGTGATCTTTGCGCCCTCGATCGTGCTTACGACGTCGGTCAGCGCAAGATTGGTGAAACCGTCAGCCGCGTTGAAATACTCGTTACCGTCTTGATCTGTCAGTACTAAATTACGTGCAAACACTTCGCCGTCTTTCTGTACGACAAAGGGCGTAGTTCCTGTTGGGTTTTCGCTACCTGCCCAGAAACGAACGTCACCTGTAGCTTGCATTGCCGCTGTGTCAGCGCCAGAGCCTACGGTTATTTTGGTAGCGTTTAGTTGGCCGTCGAGCGTGAGCGTTTCAGCCGTGGCGTCAAACTTAAGCTTACTCTTAAGCGAGAAGTCGCCGTTGTCGTCGATGTAGAAACCAGTGTTATCGTTGCCCCAGGTACCGTTCCCCTGGTACAGCTTGTTCGCGCTGATGGTGATGCCGCCGATAGAACCGTTAGCTATGTCTTCGTTTGGCTGATACGACGTATCCGCTAGACCAAGGCTGTCCTGTACACCTTGTGCGAGTTGGCCCTCAGCAATAGAGGTGCCGTCGAGTGTGATAGACGTAGCTGTGATAGAGCCACGGAATGTGCCGTTACCGGCTTCAAAGGCGCCAGCTTTCGTGAGTTTCCACCCAGACGTCCCGGCTACGTAGTTAGTCGATTGTAGGGTCGCATCAAGCTTAGCGACCGTGACAGCACCGTCGGAGATTTCGTCGACTGTGACTTCGTCTAAATCAGCAAGCGCACCTGTGTTGTAACTAGCGACTTCCTGCCACGCAGAGCCGCTCCAACGCTCCATGATTCTGGTATCGGTCTGATACCAAAGGTCACCTTCACCCTCTGCCGTAGGTGTCGAAGTAGACACTGCAAAGAAGGTAGTAACCTTTCCGTCTGCCGTGCTTTGTGCGCCAGCCGCGTCCTGTATTGCCTCAGCAATGCCAGAGTCACGCGCAGCTTGCCAAGCGCTACCGTCGTATCGGTAGAGCTTGTTGTCATCGTCAGTGTCTATCCACAGGTCGCCTTCATCGGCACTTGTGGGCTCCGCGTCTTGATAGAACGTCTCGATCTTGCCGTCTGCTGTCGACTGCGCGGTCGCTGCGTTATTTAGTGCGGTAGCAATGCGTTGGTCGGCGCGTAGGTTCCACGACGTCCCATCGTGAAGGTAGAGCTTGTAGTTGTCGTCTGTGTCGATCCAAATGTCACCAGCGGCGTACGTGCCGCCGCTAGGCTCGCTTGCCTGTTGCAACACTTGGTTGCGAGTTGCGTTGTCGTCGATACCGTCAAGCTTGGTTCCGCTCGTAGCCGGGATCGTGTACGTCGTTTCGACATAAGACGAAGGCATCTCTATGCCGTCAGCGTTTGTCACTAAGTAGCGTACGCGCACGTCAATTGTCTGATCGTCAATACCAAGCTGAAACTCTGCTTGCGTAGCGGTTTCGTCGTTAAGAATTTGCGTTGTGTAGTTGTCGGCGTTCTGGACAGACCAGCCGGCCTCGATGCTCGTGGCTTCCTCTGGGATGCCTGAGAAGGGGACTACCAGCTTAACTTGGCTTGTGCCGTCACCTAGCGTAATAACGCTGCTTGAGATTGTTCCAATTGTTGCTGTTGTTGGTGCGGCGTTGTACTGAGGGTCTTCGTCAAAGAACAGCCCCACAGGCTCATTGCCCCGGTTACTGTTCCATGTGTAGACCGATGAGTCGTACTCACGTAGTCCTAAGCGAACGTTCATTGACGCAAGGTCAATACCGACCGTGTCGACAATAAAGTATTTCCCGCTGTAGCCAGCGCTGTCGTATGTCAGGTCGATAACGTCGCCTGGTACTAGGTTGAAACAGCGACTACCGAATGTACCGCCGACAGTTAGCGTTGCGCGGCTTTCGCGCACTAGGTACTCCGCGACATCTTCGGCTTGGTAGTAGTCCGTACAGCCACTGAGCGTGACCGTCTTGTGTAGCTTTTCGCCGCCGTCTTCCGTTAGGTAGGTTTGATACTGTGAGTTGCTGTCAGTGCTAAGCGGAGGCCAAGATACCTGGTCTTTCTTGTAGTGCTTGTTAGCGTTCAAGAACTTAACCGTCATGCGGTTGACGCGCTGCTTGCGGTCGCCTTGCTGGATTTTTAGACCGCCAATGATGTCGTCATCGTTTAGCGAGAGTACCGGACTCGCTACGTCGTCCATGTGTACAGCGTACTTACCGTTAATGTGGTGCAGGTTGCCTCTAAACGTCTTTAAGATCTCTTGGACGTTATCGAGTACTTCTTTGCCGTTATCAATCGCCATGTTTAGACGGAAGCGCTTCTGCTTGTTGGCGTACGTGCCGGTCGTGATTTGACCGTCACGGTAGAAGGGCAGTACGGCGCCTGATGCGATGTTAAATGTAAGGCCAAAGTGGGGATCGTAGACAGACAGAGCGCCGCCTGTCGTGTTGGTAGCGCGAGCCGGGATGTCCACGTAGGTGTCGCACTTGTTCGCTGAGCTTATGAAGGACGCCATGTCTATCTCGTCGTAAGGGACGCCGCGTCCGTACTCAGTGTTCGTTAGGTAGTCGAGGAGCGCCAGCGCAGGGTTATCGGAGAACTCCCACGTAGTCGCGTCGTCGTCACGGTGTGAACCTGTTTGGCCGGAGATCGTGCCGTCTTTACGTGGGTCGTAAAGCGAGCGGCCTTTGACCAGGTACTGCGTATTTGGTTCGCCCTGGTACGCGGGATTAGACTTGTCGAACCAGAAACGCTCAACAACATAAGCAACACCTTGGCCTTTCTTGTCAGAGCCCCATTGGCTGAAATCGGTTGCGTAATCGTTTTTAAGGTTGCTGAAGTAGTTACCCGCTACCGGGCCTAGTGAAACAGCCGCTTCGAAGTGCTTACGGTGCCCAGCACTAAAACGCGATGCTGTGTACTTTTCTCCGTCGATAATAACGTTCTCGATGCCATTGATCGGGCCGTTACATAGTGACGATACACGGTACAAGAAGCGGTTGAGGCCGTACGTTTTAGCTTCTGTGCTAGGTGTACCGCCGCCGCCTCTGAAGTTTTCAAAGCTTGCGTTAGACATCGGTACACTACGTCGCGATACGCGCTTGTATATAGTCGTAGTACCGATTAGTGCGCGGCCGTAGACAGTGTACAAAGCCCGATTGCTATCGTGGCCTGAAATCTGATGCGAAGCCATTTCGTTGGCTTGCTTCTCAGCCTCACGTTGCATCTTACGCTGCTGGTAGTAACTCGCTGCGGATAACGCGCCTACCAAAATCACGCCAATAGTTAACGGATCTACCATGATCTACTGTCCCCACTTAATAGGCAGCTTCTCCTGCTGCGAATACTGAAATAAGGTGTCGCCTGAGTAGTACTCTTCCTGACTCGCTGTGTTCGTAAAGCGGCCAGTCACGACCTCAAAGGCCGCCCAGTGACTCGTGAGCTTGATTGTGAAATCGCTCTTAGTTTTTGTTTCGTCGAACTGCCATGTGTCGACAAGTCCTGCGTAAATCTTGATGACGCTGTCAGACGACAGGAGCTCGTAGTCTTCATCGAGGAACGCTAAATAAATTGAGGCTTCCTCACCGAAGTGTGCGTCGTCGACGTACTCTTGGTATGCGGTTCTGTCTGCCCCAGCAAACGCGATTTGATAGGAACTAGCAGAGATCGAAGTAGAGCGTTGGACACTGCTAGTGCCTAGTAGCGATTGGTCATCGGGAGCGTATGTGACGCCGTCATAGGTAATAGGTTTGTGGTTGTCTGTTACCTTAAAGCCGGTGCCAGGTAGGTTGATCAGCACGGCCGTGCGGTAACTTGCAGACGCAAGGGCGCTTGCCACGTTAGATGGCATTGTGATCATAAATTACTCCTTAGAATGGGGCGGGAGAGATGTTTTCGGCAGAGATGCCGCGAATCATGTCTGTGAGCTCACCACGGCGCTGTTCGAGCGCTTGGAAGACCAGGTCGGGGTCAGCAACACCATTAATGTGTAGCGTCACCGGAGCGTCGCCCATGCCGGGACGTTGGCCGTTGTTAGCCAGGAACTCTGTCAGATCCCGGTTAGCTCTTGAGCTTACGACTCGCTCGCCTTTCTCAAGCATGTACGTACCTGTCGATGGCAGGAAGTCCATACCGTCGTGCGCCTGACCCTTCATGATGTCACGCAGCAGAAGGCCTGTTTGAGCCGCTGTCAGCGCGACAGCCGGGAGGTTGGCAGGGAAGGGTGCACTGTTCCAAGCCTTCATGATCGCCGTCTTCTGCGCCATGATGGCTTCCTTGAGCATGAGGCCGCGTTGTATGGCCGCAATTTTCTTACTGCTTCGCGCGCCGGCTTGTAGGACACCGTCCCACGTCTCGTACGACTGCTTCATGCTGTTGATGCGACCTTTGACAGCCATAGACAAAGTACCGAAGGCCTCTTTGACTTTTTCGACTGCGAGCGCCCATCGCTCAGCCCAAGACATCTGTGTGTCTTCGCCTTCCTCTGTACCTTCGAGGTTGGCGAGATCAGGGTCAGTGTTACCTTTCAGCGCCGCCCAGAACTGACGGAAGCCTGGTATAGCGTCCATAGCCGTCGTACCGACGCCGCTGACAAACTCTGAAAACTTTGTCTGCAAGTCGCTAAAGCTTGGCAGTGCGTTCATCATCTCACCAGCGCCGCCCATGACTGCGTCACCGGCTGACCCCATAACGCCCATGACGTCGTTTCCAACGCCAGCTAAAACGTCTTTAAGTGCTGGGTATTTACCGTCTGCGTTTCTGAAATTCATGGCTTGGTCAATAAGCCCCTGACCAGCGGCAAAGTTTGCGTTTGGCGCATTACGCAGAGTACTTATTTGATTGTTGAGCGCAGTGTCGTCGCTCTCTACTGAACCGCGTAGCTTCGCGGCCAAGCTGTTCATTTTAAGCTTGTCCATGATGTCCGCGACGTTACGGACAATTTTGCGGCCCATTAGCTTTAGCTGTAGCGGTATCTCTTTAAAGGCGTTAATGATCGTTTGACCGACACCTTTACCAATAAGACCTACGCCGTCCATCAACTGGCCGAACTTTTCTATGAGATCAAACTTAGTGGCTAAGTAGGCGATACCAGCGGCAAGCATAGCAATGCCCGTTATCATCAGACCTACGGGATTGAGTAGCATCAAAGCTGTAACTCGTAGCAAGCCCTTGATCATGAGAGCTAAGGCTGTACCGACAAACACCATAATCCGTTGAGTCAACGAGATAATAGCCGGGACCATTACGCTAGTGATGGTCAGCGCCGTGACCATAAGTTGGCCGGCAAACATTACTAAACCTTTGACTGCACCTCCGATAGTCATAAAGACAAACGCTGTCATACCAACCAACAAGCGGCCTAGTAGCAGAGCTGCTAAACCACCCAGCGCAAGCGTCACGACGCCTACGTTGTCAGCTAATATTTTGATTACCTTAGCCGCCGCCCCGGTTACGTTGTAAATCTGGTTCATGCGGTCAACCATTTCGGTGAACGCATTACGGAACAGCACGATCGACTGGCTAATCGTCAGGTTCATATCGCCAACAGCTTTACGCGTGTCGAAGAAGCCTTTCTCTAGAATCGGTATGATCGTCTCAGCCGTTAGACCACCGGCTTGCGAGAATAGTCTTAGCTGACCCACTGTCATGCCAAGGCCGTCTGCCAGCATTTTGGTCAAGATAACGTTGTTTTCCGAGACAGATCTAAATTCGTCACCGCGCAGTGTGCCTGACGCCAGACCCTGGGCAAACTGGCGCGCTGAGTTAGCCGCTTCCGAGGCTGTAGTACCTGACATTAGGAACGAGTCAGCAACAACCTGCGTAACCTTTGCAACCCGGTGTTGCTCTAAGCCCATGTGCTGTGTTGAGACCGCAATGCGCTGGTACAACGTGCCGATACTAGCGATGTCTGCGCGAGATGTGCGAGCAATCGTCTTGATTTGCAACATGCCCTTCGCAACGTCTGACGTAGAGTCGAACGTAGCGTTCATCTTGTTACGGAGGTTTGTCATTTCGTCAGCGGCACGTGCGACTTCCGCTACGCCAAAGCCGCTTGCTACGGTTGCGCCAAGCGCTGCCATCTGTCCTTGGAACATCATGGCTTCGCGTCGCATACCGCTACTAAAGCGTTTGAAACGTCTATCGACCTTGTCTATGTCTTTGCGGAACTGTGCAGTGTTCGCGCTGATTCGTACGGCTAACGTACGTAAAACTGCTCCACTCATCGTCCTCGTCCTGTATTCACTTTGTATTTCCAAACGGCGACACGCCGCTTGAGCTCGTCTCTAAATGCGTTACCAATCGACACCTCATGGCCGTCGAAAGCAGGACGCATGAAGGGGCGCTCTGGGTGGACGATGCCAAAGATGGTCGGGTTGGTTGTGCCGTATTCGTTCTGCAAGGCGTAGACCGGCTTACGGTCGCCTTTCTTGAATCCGCTCTTGGTATCTCGCTTGTAGGTAGCCCTGTGTTTACCGGAAACACCGGCCATCACAGAGGCTCCGCGGAGACCCTTACGACGCTTTGGTGCGCGCCCAAGGCGGTTAGGGTTGTAGCCTGTCAAACGTACGCTCTTGAGAAGCGAGCCCGTGTCAGGGATGTCTTGCCGGATGATGTTACCTTTGACGCGAGCCTCGACAGGTTTCATTGCGTTAATCGCCGCTGTCTCACACTCGTCGCCAGCGAACTCACCGGCCATGCGCTCCAAGTCTTTCCACATAGCGTCCAGACCTTCGAGCTTAAATCTGTTGTAAATCCCCCCGCGAGTCTTCACGACTTCAAAATCGTAGTTAGCCACGTCGTGCCTCCGCGTATCGTTTGAAAATGTTGATTTGTTGTTCGTTGGTTTGTTTGCGGTTTGTGTGCCTGGTGTACAGATCAAAGAAATCTGTCGCCTGTGCTGGCTTACCGCCTTTTTTGCCCCCGTTAACGTTGACCAATGTCGACGCTATGATTCCTGCCCGATAGTCTTCGCGAACAGCGCCCCAAGGTTCCATGTTGAAAAACGCCATCCATTCGTTGAGCTCGCTCGCTTCAAGCTGCCATTCGAGTTGACGAACGGTCATACCCAAAGCGAGCGCAAGTCGGAACTTAAACCGACGTACCGGGCACGCTAGTTTTTTTCCGCAATGCCTAAAGCTTCATCCGACATACCGGATAGGTTTCGCACTTCGTCAAACAGGCGCGTGAGGACTGCGGCGTTTTTCTTACCGAGCTCACTGGCCTCGTTGTCTTTGAAAATGCGATTACCGTCGTCATCGACCAGGCAACTCACGACCAGGCGCGCGCGCATATTGGTCAAATCGTTTGACACGCCAAGGCGCGCCTCAAACTGGTCACGCTCTGCGGCCGAAAGGCCACGGATGCGAACTGAGCCGCCCCATTCGGGGACTTCTACCTCGACGAAGTTGAAGTCAACTGCGCCAAGAATTTGATCTTTACTAAGAGCCATTTACTCCTCCTTAAACAAAAAAAAAGGCACCCGAGGGTGCCTTTCGTTTAGAGCGTACCGTCGTTGTCGAAGGTGACGTCTCCGTCGATGTTTACAGTCACGTTGACTGTCACTACATCTTCAAGTGGTGAGCTAATCGCGTAGCTCTGTACGTAACCTGCAAAGTCGCAAGCCGCTACATTGTCTGACGCGTCAGACCAAACGATCACAAGGTAAACCTTAGAACCGCCCTCGTAAGAAGTGCGGAGTAGGTCTTGTGCTGCTTGGGTGCCAGAGTCTGGAACCCAGTTCAGTGAGATGTCTACTGTCCCGGAGTCCTTCTGACCGACAAGCTTGCCTTTGTAATCTGAGCCGTAAGTAGAAACCTCGATGACGTTGGCTGAGAGCTCAATGTCGCCGATGTTTTGTACTTCGCCGACGAGATCGCCAGCGGCCAGAGAGGCAAGCGTGTGTGCGCTAGATTTGGCGTAAAGCTTGGTCTTCTGCCCGGTGAAAGGTGCAGATATAGCTGCCATGTTAATTTCCTCGTGCTAGAAGGGTTATGTCGATAGTTGCTGAGTACAACTGAAGCGTCTCTTCGAAATCGTTCACGACGTTATGAACGCGCGATGACTCAATGTGGTCGTCGCCCTGTACGGCTGACAGTCCGTTGAACTTATTGATTACTGCATCTGTAAGTTCACGCATACCACCGTAGGTTTCAGAGAAGACAGTTAGGTCGACCGTATAGCGCCGTAGCGCCGTCGTGCCGGAAGCTGTCAGATCACTGAAACCATCCATTACCCTGTAGGCAATACACGGCTTAGCGACGTCTTGTGGCAACCGCTGTGGGTAGACACCGTTTGTCGCAATGAGACTGCTAATCGTAGAGTCGTTGAGCAAAATAGTGCGTAAAGATTGATCAATCATCGGACGTCCTCCGCAAAGATGACGACATGCTTTCGCTTGCCGTCCATATCTGAAGAAGACAGAACCTCTAGCCGTCGGCCGGCTACGTCGATTTGTGCACCGGGATTGATGAGCTCCAAGTCTTCGCTGTAGCGAAAATGGAGTTCAAACTCGATGCGCGACATCATTTGACCGTTCTCTGCACGCTCGCGGAACGTTCGCTGTTTGATTGAACACTTATGCGTTACAGCGTCCGCGACCATCGTATGATCGAGGGCGCCATAAGCGTCTGGTGTTGATGACCGCTGATATATCGTCGCGGTATGACGTAGAGTCCCTGCTCTCATTGTTACCTCCTTACGCTAAGCGCATTCGGTAAGGTGTGAGCAAGTCCTCTGCTGCCTTCGGGGCTTTCACAAGCGCCAAGCCGGCATTGTCGATTACACCGTCCTCGCGGTACTCGTACAGCGCACCTACAGTCAGCAAGATAGCTTGCTTAACGACTGCGGGGACGCCGACACTCCCGTCGAGGGCATAAGTGACAGCAATGTGATCAGGTTCGTCTGCAACGTCAGTAGGCCACTCTTTACCCATACCAGGATAAACAGTCGCGCGCTCTGGGGCGCCTACAAGCCTGTACTCTGAAGACGCTAACGTTTGCTGTGCAAAGTCAGAGTCGTAGTACGTAATGCTCGTAATACTGCTGATGTTGCCGCCCGGCAAATATAGGCCTTGGCGTTTACGAGAGACGGAGTACGGGAACTTGTCGAACGTCTCTACTCGTGAACCTGTAGTCCACTTTCTATTCGTAAACTGTTCCGCGTACTCCGTCGCAGCGCTTATAAGACGAGTGATCTCATCTTGTTCGTCGGAATTGATATTCGAAGGCAGACGCAAGTGCAGTCTTGCTTCAGCTAGTGTCACAGGGTCTGCCATTGCTCACTCCTTAATTAGGCGTGTGCTACTGAAACTACCTTCAGTGCTTCTGCGTTAAGGACCATTGAGCCTACGCGCTTACGCGTGTAGTACATGACCGAACCGGGGTTTGTGTAAGGATCGTTGAGGATCGAAACACCTACGCGGTCGATGATCTGGAAAGCCTGAGCGAAGTCACCAAACATGATTGGCGCTGATGCTGCAGCTTCGTCGATGTCGTCCATGTCTTCGTTGATCACGATGGGGTAGCCGAACAAGCTAGTAGCGGCTGCCTGAGTGATGTCACGCTGAAGGAAGTACTCGTTATCAGCATTCTTCAGACCCACGAGAGTGTCGTGAGTAGAGCGGTTCATCATGAAGCGGCAGTTAGCAAGGTAAGGCGTCTTCACTGACTTAACGACTGAGCGTAGGAAGTCGATGACTGCGTCTGATGTAGCGCCGAGGCTGTTGTTAACACCTGAGTCCAGAACCTGGAACTTACCAGTAGTGTTGTTCAACGCCTGGTCAGAACCGAGGGTCAAGCCGTTAAGGATACCTACAGGCTTGTTTGTGCCGTTTCCGCTCAAGAAAGCAGAACCTTCTTGCTCAGAGAACTGACGTGCGACTTCTGTAGTCACGTAGCCAGCCGCGTCGAAGAAAGCGTCTTCGAGCATGTGCTGGTAGATACGTGGACGAGCGTAGATCTCGCCGAATGTCGCTGTGCGCTGTGCGAGTTCTGGCGCGTTTGTTTGCGCGCGAGAGTCAGTTTCGCCAACCCAGCCAGAAGCTGCGTCGCCGATGCCGACCAGTTGCTTAACGTCTGTAGTGTCAGCAGAAACTACTGAACATACCTGACGAAGAGGCGACTGCTCGTACTGGAGCTTGATGATTTCCTGACGGAGCTCTTCTGGGAGCGCGTAGCCACCCTGAGCGTCAGTTGAGATTTGCATGTCGGTGCCTTTCTTCTTAAGGCCCTCGACACCGTCCTTCAAAAAGATTTTGAAGTTTTCACGAGAATCCATTTCAGATTTCTCCTCTCGATTTTGGATAAATGCGGGAGCAGCTTGCTTTGCCTTAACCTCTTCGAGGTCGGCGCGCAGGTCTGCTAGTTCTTTTGCTGCACTTGCAGCTTGAGACTTGAGCTCTTCGTTCTCAGCAGTTACTTCCTTGTTCTGGGTAGTAACGTCTTCGATGGCCTTTTCAACAGCGTCTAAAGTGACGTCGTCAGCCGCTGGAACTTCAGCTTCCACAGCCTCGACCTTAACTTCTTCAGTCATTGCTAATTCCTTTAAGGTTGTGGGATTAGATGTTGTTCAGCTTGTCCAACATCGCTTTGAGGCGTTGCTGTCGTTCATCGGCCTTAGCGTCGCGCTCAGGTAATGATTCTTCGACTGCGTCCTCTTGGGGCGTCAGGGCTTTAAACCCATCAGCAAGAAGTGCCTTCGCTTCGCGACGAGACAAACCTGCTTCACGCAGGGCCCGTTCGATCTCACGCACATTCAGTTCACCGTCAGAATCCTTTACTCCCGACACCAAAGCGGCTTGGTTTGCAGGAATCGTGACAAGTGAAATTTCGTGTAGCTTGACCTCTTGGAGGAGGTTAGCGCCTGTCTTACGGTCGTACTCTTCCTTCATAGGAATGTAGCCGATAGACATAGAGTTCAATGCGCCATCTTTAAGTAGCGCGTAGGCCTCATCAGCGTCGCGGACACCTTTGGTCAGTGTCCCGGTAACGCGTAGACCCTGTGCGTCTTCTTTGACGCTGGTCCACTTACCGATGGGGCGCTTCATATCGTGATGCAACAGCATTGCCGGCATAGTGCCTTCTTGCATGTGCTGACCTAGCGACTTTGCAAAGGCGCCAGGCATGACGATATCACCGTGACGATCTTCATTACCGAACGTTGAGGCATAGCCTTCAAACTTACGCTCGTCTTGATCGTCGTACATTTTGAGATCGGTGATCGTAAATGTCTTTTTCATAGGTTCACCTGTAGATTTTTCATTCTCTAGGGCGCGCTGTTTTGACTTCGCCCAGGCATATCCGCTGTCGCCTCCCCACAAGAGGTTGGCTATTTTTCCGGCAGACGGATATCCGTCTTCGCCAGCGCGGTAGCCTTCAGCCTCTTTGTCGACCTCATGGCGCGCAAAGAACGACACCATGCGATTTATCGTGCGAGGGCTAAGTTCTTTGCGGTTAGCAATATCGCGCGCTCGCGCGACACCCACGGCCGTGCCGCCACGACCAAACTCTTCACGCATCTCAAGACCACGACGCGCGTTATTCGCCATCGTCTCCGTTGGGACTAGGTCCACCATCGTCGGCCTCCTGTTGTGGTCCGAAAGTTAGGTTGTTGCTGTCTGTGACGTAGTCGTCACCGCCTTCGCGTGGGTTCATATCAAGCTTGTGCCTCACTTCGTTTGGTGACATGACGCCTATCTCTAAAAGCTTCTTGTAGGCGTCGACTTCGCCGGCAAAATCGCCACGCAATAGCTCGCCGACCTCAAAGCGGAACTCACGTGTGGAGTCGCCAAGTAGCGAGTAGTTCATGCGTGTTTCAAAGCCCCGGATATACGGGTAGATTGCCGAGCGGTAGAAATCCAGAGTCTGCTCTTCAATGTTGCTGAATGTTGCTCGCGACAAGTCAGCAATCATGTGCGGAGGAACGCGGAAGATGCCGCAGATTTCCTCACGAGACAGCTTACGCGTCTCAATTAGCTGCACGTCTCCTGGTGACATCGAGATAGGCTCAAACCGTACGCCGGCCTCCAAGAGAGCGACACGGTTGGCGTTTGCACGACCACCGTGGGCGCCTTCCCATGATTCTTTGAGGTTGTTGTAGGCGTCGTCTGAGAGGGTTCCGTCGACTTGGAGTACACCACGTGGCGTAGATCCGTTTGCGAACACGGAATTACTATGATCTCTCTGTTCGATTGCCCCGCCGAGTAGATGCCCCTGATAGCTAATAGGAGAAATACCAGAGATACCGTCCAGAGACATGCTCTTGAAGTGCAGAATCTCAGAAGGGTGAAAGACCTCAGTACGCTGACGACCTTTTTCACCAATAGTAACGCTGTAATGAATGCGATTTTGAGCTTCGACATGAACGTGAACACTGTCGACAGGAATTGGATGTAATGCGACAACACGACCGGACTCCCCCCTAACAATGTAGTTGTAGCTGTTACCGCGAAGGCACAGATTTACTACCTGCATTTGCCAGAACTCTTGCGCCGTCTGCCAATCGTTGGGAGCGCGCATTACAAGAGTGTGCAGGTTGTCGTTGTAAGCGTGAGTTCGCGTCATGCGGTCAGCGCTTAGTTTGTAAAGGTGACAGGGTAGGGTGCTGACTGTTTCCGACAACACCTTGATACAAGCGTAGACTGTCGAGAGTCGCATCGCCGCTTCAGACGACACGGCACTCAGTCCGGGCTTTTCAGCGCGCAGCATCATATCGAGCAACGCTGGGGAATCCAGACTGTATGCGTTTTTCTGCTGCGGCGCGGACTTCCTAAAGTTATACCACGCCATTGTTTCTCCTATAGAGTTCGTATGCCTCTCGATTCATAAGGACTAGGCGTTAGTCCTCCGTTAAGTTTCATGCGGCCAAGCGCCATGATCAGAGCGATGATTCCGTCGATCTTGTTTGCTGCTTGTTGTTTCTTGACCTTGATGTTGTCGTTGGGGTCTGTGTAGATCACACAGTTAGCCGCCATCCAGCGCATCACTGGGTCGCCGCCATGACACAGCGTTTTACCGAGTACGGCTTTTTCAAACTCCTTAGAGGGGTCTGATAACGACATGATGTTTTGCGGCACCTTGATCATCGGCAACCCGCGATCCATGAGCTCTGAGACGAGCCCTAATGCTCCGTACGGGTCGAAACCGATCTGTTTGACCTGATAGGCCTCGAAAGAAGCAAGTAGCTCCTCGCGGATATAAGCAAGGTCTGTAACGCTTCCGTCTGTAGCTACGATGTAGCCGTTGTCGACCCACTCGCGATATTTGGCACCCATCGCCCCGGCTTTATCGAGGACGGTGTCCATAGGGACGTACGATTTTACGTACGGGTACAGTAGGCCGTTCTCTTGGAACAGATACGCGACACACGCAAAGTCACTGACCGACGCTAGGTCAAGTCCGACGTAGCAGGGCTTACCTTTAAAGTGCTCAATAGGTGGCCGGGGCTTGTCACAAGCGTCCCAGGCACTGAGCGAAAGCCACGCTGAGTCAGTGTTACACCAGACGTTCAAACGCTTGGTCTTAAAGTTTGTTTCGGCCGAGGGTGACTCCTCAGCTTGCTTCGCTAGACGTGCGAGGTCGTCAGGCTGTACAGAAACCCCGTAGTTGGGATTAGCCTTTAACCAGACGTCAGGATTACGCCAGTCGTCAGCATCGTCTATGCCATAAATAAGGCTAAAGAACGTGTCGTCATCGACGTGTCCCTGCAGCACTTTGATTGCATAGTCGCGTTGCTGGTAGCAGATACCCTCACGGTTGACCCCCGCAGTAGTGATAGCGAAAAGCAAAGGCTGCTCACGGGCGCCAGAAGCGACGTTAAGTACGTCGTAGACCTCTGGCGTCTTGTGAACGTGTAGCTCATCGACTACCGAGAATGACGGCGAACGCCCCTCTAGGCTTCCAGCGTCGGCCGACAGAGGCTCGAACTTACTATTTGCTCGCTGGAAAGCTATTGTGCTGCGGTTGATCGTCAAGTGCTTACTGAGATCAGCAGAACCACGCGCCATTGCCTGCGCGTCGCCGAACACGATACGTGCCTGGTCGCGCGACGTTGCCGCTGAGTAAACCTCTGCTGACGCTTCTTGGTCAGCCATTAAGTGGTAGAGGCATAAGACAGAACACAGCGTGCTCTTGCCGCTTTTCCTAGGCACTTCGATATAGACTGAACGACGAAGACGTAGTCCGTCTTTACGCTTCCAGCCGTAGACCTGACTGATGAGAAACATCTGCCAAGGTTCGAATTCGATGGGCTCGCCGGCCTTTGGTCCTTTCAAGTGCTTTATAAAGTTTGCAAACTTGATCGGTCGCGCGGCCGCTGCCGGGTCAAAAGTGATATCAGTACGTTCGCGCATAGTTAGCGCGCGTTGACATGAGAGCTTTATGTTCTCACATGCCGGTATTTCGCCCTTTACGACACCCTCAGCGTATTGCCAAGCGATGTCGCAAATCTCCTGCTCTGTTTTAGCCTTTGTCATCTCTTCATACGAAGATCTGCCAGCTTAGGTGCGCCCCACACACCCGCGATCATCGTGAACCAGACCGCTAAGTACCATTCTGGTAATGCCGACAGCGCCTCGATCCCCTCCATTGTGTGTGCACGTGTCTGCGGGAAGAAAACCCCGACTATTGGTCCCGCGTGTAAGAACAAGAGAAAGTCATCCATATATCCCGGGTTCTTTGCGCGAGCTTTTATTGCCTCTATTGCAGCCTCTTCTTTTGCCGCCTTAATTCGACCTCGTCTTGCAAAGTGCTCTTTGCCCATTTCGAGCAATGGGCCGGCTAAAAGTGTGACAAGACTCATTTCTCTGACCTATTCATTAAGAAGTCGCGGATGAGCTTGATGTCAGACTTTATTTCTTGCAGGTCTTCCCCCATTTTCGTCGTCTGAGACTCTAGGACTGCAACGCGCGCAACGAGCGGCGTAAGCTGTTCGTTTTCTTTCTTTAGCGCTCGCATTTCTGCCTCGTAAGCGCCAACTTGGTACGTAGAGCTACCTAGTACCAGGATGATGGGCCATAGAAAGACCAGTGCGTTCTTAGTTTGCTCAGACATGTCTCTATCCGTTTATGAAGTCTTCAAACGTATTAATTTCTGTTTCGAGGTTCGCACTGACGTTTGTGCGACTTGAGGCTGTGAGCCCGTACTCTCGAAGCATCCGTAGAATGGCGGCAAAGCATGATTGCATTTGCGGTAAAGCCGGGTGCACCTTTTTGATGACATTACCGGCGCCCGACATCTGCTCGATGACTTCGCCTTCCTCCAAAACGACTTGTCGTAGTCGTAGATAAGTAGCCATTTGATCGGCCAGTAGACTCAGCGCGACACCATCGACCTGTGTGTGTATCGACATCATCGTCACGTATTCGGTGATCTGATCGAATAGGTCTGCGCTCTGCTTATCGTCGTCGACCCAAGGTGGTCTATCGGGTAAGTGAGCGGGGAGCTTTGGCTCGTACTTGTTAGCTCTGTCAGCACGTGCCGTACCTTCGAGCTCCTTTTGGTATGTCGGCTTTGACGGCCGTCCAGCTAGGCTACTCATGTGTCCTCCTTACAACAAATTAGGTTGCTGGTTTTGTTTGCCTGGGCAGGAGGAGGGGCAAGGCGGGAAGACCAGCAGGAACTCCCAAGAGTTTATAGAGATTTGCTGTAGTCACATCACATATAGGTGACTTACAGCAGATTCCTATAACGTCTACTTATATTCATCGCTATTTTTGACCCCTAAATTTTGCCAACGGTTAACAAAGCA